ATATGGTGTCCCACACTACGACGCTTGATTCCCACCGCTCAACGTCGATGTTTTCGATGTTCTCGCTTCCGCAATTTGGGCATTTGTGCCAGTCGTTCAGTTCGGCCCGGTTGACCGTGATGTAGTTGTCATCCTCCAATCTTGTGTCTTTGGGCGGTCCCAACCCTTTGAGGGTTTGGTCGAGGTTCTCGAAGCGCCGCTTGAGTGCTGCCGCATCGTATTCTGGCATGGGTGTCTCCCTTCCTCCGGTAGAGCCAGAAGTACCCCGGCACCCTTTCGGATGCCGGGGTATCCCGATTCTGGGTTAGTTGGACTTGAGGGCGGTGATGAGTTCGGTGTAGACCTTGCCGTTATCCCATCGCACCTGGACCTCGACGGCGTTGTTCTTTGTGAGCACGGTGCCGGTCCAGCCTCCGGCGCTCACGCTCACCACCCGGTCCCCAGGCATGGGCACCCAGACGGAATCGACCTTGACATCGAGAACCTGGACGGGTCCTTCGACATCGAGCAGCGCTTCCCAATCCCACTCTCCGGGGGGTGTGGTCCAACGGTCGCCATCTTCGTCGAACTTGACGGTGACGGTATAGGTGACCCTCTCTGGGCCCTCCTCGAACACCCCCAGGTTCTTCGGGGACTCATCGGTGGTGGTTCGGTCGTGCCACTGAACCCTGACGGTCTTGGGCTTGGTGATGGCAAGTTCGGGTTTGTCTCGGAGGACGACTCCGGTGACGTTGGTCCCGATGTGGCGGACGATGGTTCCTGGTAGGGGTCGAGAAATCATGAAAGTTCCTTTGTTTGAGACACGGGTGTAGCCCGGTGCCACAAGACACCGAGCTACACGGACAATATGGGTTGTGTGGGTTAGACCTCCTGGTGGATGCGGGTCATGTCGTAGAGGGCACGGTGCCAGTAGGCTACCTGGCGTTGGGCATGATCGAGGTCGGACGTGACGCTGTGGACCCGTTCGTTGACGGCTTGAATGCTGTCCGGGTCCACGTCTCCGTAGTACCGCTGGCGGGTCTCGATGCGGTCGGCGTGTTCGTCCACCCACACCCGGCAGTCACGGAGGAACCGAACCTGGTCCTTCCAATAGCGGTAGCGTTCTTCGGTGTCCATCAGCAATGGGTCGGTCTTGGTCAATAGCATGGGTTCTACTTCCTTCGTTTGAGTTCGACGGGTTGGGCGCTATTGGTGGGTTATCCGACCCCCTTTGCGAGATAGAAGATGACGTGACTTCCGAAGTAGAGAACGGCGACGATGACGATGATGACGATGAGTCGTTCGACGTAGCGGTCCGTCATGAGGCGTACCCCTGGTCGGTTGAGATAAGCCGGTAGGTGTCGTTGCATCGGACGTGGACGTAGCTTCCGTGCAACCCGGGGCTCTTCGATTGCTCGATCCAGTGCCGACCCTCAAGGATGAGCGCAAGACATTGCGGGCACTTGGTCGTGTATCGTGCGAGTTGAGTGGGATACTTCATGGTTTCTTTCTCCCCCAATTGGGGGCATTAGGTTGGTTGGAACCCATGGAAAGGTTCGTCTACGGGTTCGTCTACGGCTACTAACTGATCCCCCCCAATTGGGGGCCTTTTTGGGTCCAGAACGTACGAATACCCCACTCCCATATAATGGGAGCAGGGTGGTTCGTTATGACATAGCGTGCGATTAGTCCATTGGCACTTGGTTGGTTTACGTTCTCTTGCGAGGCTGTCCTAGCCTGTGGCCAGTTCTTCGGCCGTTTCCTCTTCGGCCGTTTCCGTTCCCTCTTCTGTCTCTTCCTCGACCTTGTGGGCAAGTTGGGCGAGGGTTGTGAGTCGCTCGATCAAGTTGTCAAGTTCCGAAAGGTTGAACCCTTGATCCGCCAGGATACCGTCAACGTCCGCTCGATCCTCGATTGTGGTTACGAGATTGCCCAACCCAACCATCTCGGTGGTGAGTTGCTTGGCAACCTTGGTAGCCGACAGCGTATCGGCCGTTTCCCTCGGTGCTTTCCATTGTTTGTCCGTTCGGTACTGCGAGATGTCCGCCGCTGTGACCTTATCCCGGCCCTCAGCTTTGGCAATGTCCGCCGCACCCTTGAACGCTGCGCCCAACTTGGTTGGACCTTGAGCGTTGTAGATCGCCCCATACTCCCGAGTGTGAGACTCAGGAACATCCCAGCCACTCCTGATCTTGCCAAGGTCGGCCAGTTTGGAACCAACCTCGTACACGCTCAGGAGCTTTGAGATATCTTGGGTGGAAAGGTTGGGGAACACGACCTTGTACCAGTTCGAGAACGCTGATTTCTGCCCGGCGGGCTTCCAATCACGTTCTTTCGAGTCGATCGAGTACGCCGCCGCCATGGGCAATCCACTGTACTTCACGTTGTGAAGGATGGACCCAAGGTCGAACCGACCTTTGCGGTTCGAGTCGTCCAAGGTACGGGCTTCGTCGGCTAGCTTACCTAGCTCAGTCTCGGCCTCACCTTGTGTGATCCCCTTGCCCGCAGCCTTCGCTAGCTGCTGATCTTCGTACTTGGAATACTTCTTTACTTTCGCCATTGTATTGTCCTCTACTTGGTTGTTGTCCCCCAATTGGGGGAACGTTCCGTTCAAGAACTAATCGCACGCTATGCAATTCTCAAAGTGCCTGTGCGGATCCACTTCTCTCGGGCCGAAGCTTCACCTTACAACCTCATGATACCATCCCATTTTCGTTAGTAGTCCATTATCGGAACATTCTTGAAATACTTCTGGTTAGCCGTTCTCTCGCTCAACAACCAATACAAGAGGATCAACGTCTCCCCCAATTGGGGGAGCAACTTGATTAGGGGATGAGTGCCAACCAACGGCCACCTGTGATCTTCTGCTGCGCCCTGCCATGAGTCAAGAACGGAAGAGGGAACGGAGAGAATGGGAAACGTGGCCAAGGTCAAGTAAAGGGAAGAACGGAAGTGGGGGAGAGTTGAGATTGTTAGGGGAGAGTAGTGGAGATAGCCTTTGAGTACCCCCAACTAAACCTGGGGTCTGTGCTCGTTGTCCTCCTATACCCCATTAGAGTTTGCGGTAACCTTCTGGTTCTCCTTCATCCCTGAAAGTTCCCCTTGACAGCTCTTGACAGAGGGGGGTAGACTCTAGGACCATGCCCCTCAAGTCATACAAGCCCAGAGAAAAGTCCTGTACCTTCTTGGAATGCGGGAATCCTTTCATAGCAAAGCATCCAGCGTCTCTATACTGCGAAGACCACCGAGATAAAGAGCTACGTATCAGACTCAAGAGAGAAGCCGAGCGTGCTGCCAGAGGGCCGTTGACTTGTACCCTCGAAGGTTGCACCAATCTCGTGACGGGAGACAGAGCCAAGGACAGCAGAACCAAGTTCTGTTCCGTTGTGTGCAAGGATAAGGGCCAAGCGGCGAAGAAAGAAAAGACCAGGGTCTACCAACGAGATTATCATCGAAATAGGAACCGGTTGAAGAAGAAGGTCGAGCAAGTAGAGGCAGCAGAGGAACGAGAACGCTACCAGCGAGCGGGACCGACCTATGAAGCGATCAAGAACAACTCCGAAATGGAAAGGCTCCTCCTCGACGGGAAGGTGCCATACTCCATTGCGTCAACATATCTGGGCGTTACGGAGGCTTCGGTGTCCCGAGCCATGGAGGCAATCAGGTTCGATGCAACGATGGCGAACCAGAGAGACGCTTGGGAGCGTTCTGAGGAAATAGAACAACTCCTCCCTCGAAAGGTACTCCTAGAGGCCCGAGGGACCGAGGAAGCCTCTCCACGATTCGATATACTCATCGAACTCCTGGTCGAGTCCTATATCGCCTTCCAGAACAGGTTCTTTGAGATAGCCCCTGGGAAACGTTTCATCGTCAAAGACTTCCATCGTATCTGGATCAAGTCCATCATTGTGGCCTGGTTGACTGGTAGCAAACAACTGATCCTCTCCCCTCCTCGTCACGGCAAAAGTGAACTCCTGATTCGGTTCGTGGTGTGGGCCATCGTCCTGGACTTCAACATCAGGGTGATGTGGGTTGCTGCGAACCAGGACGTGGCGAAGCTCATGCTAGGGGCGGTCAAGGACCATTTGGACAACAATGAGGCTCTGATCGAAGCCGTCCTTCCCCCAGGCCAGAGATTCCGTCCAACCCGTCAGAGCGGCAAGGCCTGGACCTCCACCGAAATCAGGATCGCCCAACTCAGCATCGTGGGGCAGAAATCCAGTACCATGCTGGCTCTGGGGCGGACATCAAGCATCCTCTCCAGAGATGTGGATGTCCTCATCGTGGACGACCTGGAGGACTTCGACAGCACCCGTGAACCCTCACAGCGGGAGTACGGCAGGCAGAAGTTCGCTGAGATCGGTACCCGCAAGGAGGAGGACACCTGTTGGATCAACATCGGTTCTCGACAGCACCCGGAAGACCTGACGAGCCACCTGATGGAAACGGCCTCCGAGCAGGGCTGGAAGGTCATCATCAACAGCGCCCATAACGAAGGATGCGGCAATGACCCAGATGACTTCACCGCCCACGACGAATGTACTCTCTTTCCCGAAGTCCGAACCTATCGCTGGCTCATGGAGAAGAAGCTGGAGATGGACGATCTTGGACTCGAAGGTGCATATGATATGCGCTATCTCAACGCACCGAGACCGACCAAAGGCCTTGTATTTCGTGTTGAGGTTATCCGGGTCGGTTGTCTCGACCGGAGTCGAGATATTGGTACGGGAGGGATACCGGCAGGTAGGCTCATCGCTGGTTTGGATCCTGCGGCAAGAGGTACCCAAGCAGCGTTCAGTTGGCTTTGGACCCCTGAAATGCTCTACATGGTGGACCTCGAAACTCAAGAAGCGGGGGGGTTTGAGGGCGCTCTTAGAATCATGGGAGAATGGGACCAGGCCTACGACCTGAAAGACTGGAAATACGAAGACAACTTCCAACAGGTCGAGTTCTTCTCTGACCCTCGGCTTCGTAAGCTCCAGGGTGACACCGGTATCTCCGTCAAGCCCTATCGCACCGGCAGGAACAAGCAAGACCCGGAGTTGGGTCTCTCTGCCATGGCTCCGCTCTATCACAGCGGAAGGATCAACCTCCCCTACGGGACCAGAGCAGCCCGAGTGAAGGTGGACTCCCTCCTTCGCCAACTCCAGAACTGGACCACAGAGGGCAAGTCTCGGAGGGGAAAGACCGATATCAAGATGGCTTCCTGGTTCCCATTTCCAACTATCCTTCACTGGAACCGAGAGGAACGTAAGATCACTCTGGTAGACGAGGGCGGATCCTATGGTGGCATTCGCACCATGAATGATGTAGGGTGGCAAACACGGTATCCCGGAGGTATCTGAATGGACTGGCTTCCTAACGAGGGTTCCTATTTCGACGATATGCGTTCCGACGACGACCGACACGCAGCTAAGGAACGAAGAAAGTGGGCGGTAGTCGGGATTGACGACGATATGGTTCCTTTTTTCACGAACATCAGGAACCGCCCTTACGCCCTGGTCTTGGTCAAGAATCAGACGGTCGCCAAGGGCATCCGCACTCTCATGGAGAAGTGGCACCGAGACGGTCTCCTGCGGGAGATTCCTGAGATCGTGCTCAACGACAACCAGAAGATCACTGAAATCAAGGTGACCCCTTGAAAGACTACGGCGATATCATCGAGAGGGTCGAAGCCCTTCGCTCAATGTCGAACATGGATGACCGCTCTCGGGTGAGGGCGGTTCTCAATGGTGGGGCACTCGGCGTCAAGGCGGTCATGAGTTGGGGTTACGCCCCCAAACACGGTCGAGGTTCCGGCACAGGTGCTGACTCCGACCTGGGCGTGGACCTCCCCACCGCCAACGTCATGTATTCCGGGCTGGAGCGGTTGGCCCAGCGTATCGGTCGTCCCCCGACCCTCAAGACCGATATGCTCCCCACCCGAGACAACGCTCCAGCCCGGAAGCGAGCCGAGAAACGAGAGCGCATCGTTCGGGGTTGGGACGACATGACTCGCATGGAACTCCAGTACCCCCAGATCGGACGATGGCTGCCCGGATATGGCTTCACGCTTCACGTCATCCGTGAGCGTGAGTTCGGCGGCGTACCCTATCCCGTCGCCGAGTTGCGGGACCCCTACGATGTGTATCCTGGCATGTGGGGCGTTGACCAGCAACCAGCCGACGTAGCCATCGTCCGCCATATGTCCCGCAAACAACTGCGCCGGGCCTACCCCGAACACGAGGACACCTTCAAGGCCCGATGGGACCGGAAGCGAACCGGTCAGGGCATCCCGATCCTCTCCAAAGAGGGAACCGGTCATTGGGAGGGCAACCCCAACAACCCGGTCGAGGTCATCGAGTACATCTGTCATTGTGGCACTCACGTCCTCGTGCCCGAGTGTGATGTGATGGTGGGCTTCATCCCCAACCCCCTGGAGGCCCCCGCCTTCGTCATGACCAAGAGGTTCTCGTTCGACAAGCTCCAGAGCCACTTCGCCCACACCTTCGGGCTGATGGCCATGATGGGAAAGCTCAACATCCTGGGACTGATCGCTACTGAGGACGGAGTGTTCCGTGAAACCAACATCATCGGAGAAATGGTCGGGAACACCTACGAGCGAGGCCGTTTCGCCGTCAACCAGTTCGAGTCGGGAACCCAGATCGAGAAGCCGACCGGTGACCAGATGCAGCAGGTGTGGCAGGCCATCAACATCCTCGAACGGCAGTTCCGAGTTGTGTCCAACTACGATGTATCCCAGGACGGGCAGTCCCCCAATTCCTTCGCCACGGGCCAGGGCATTCGGGAACTTGGAGCCAGTGCCGACGAGAACGTTCGTGAGTACCAAACTGCCATTCGGCATTCTATAGAACTCATCGACCGGAAGCGCCTGGAGTGGGACGAGAAGATGCACGCTTCACAGTCGAAGCGGGTTTACTGGTACGAGGGTGGTACCGCCTTCGAGGAGAAGTACGTCCCGGCCAAGGACATCGCCGGTGACTACCGCACTCGACGGGTCTACGGGGCCATGGCTACGTTTGCCGAGAACGACAAGATCATCGCCGGTCTCCAACTCCTCCAGGCCAAGGCTATTGACCGACGCACCTTCCAGGAGAACCTTGACGGTCTCGACAACATCTCGCTGGTCAACGAGCGGATCGACCAGGATATGGCCAAGGAGATGATGATCGGTGCCCTCGGTTCACGGGCAGGCACCGGCCAGGACCCCAGGGCTGATATGGCGTTGGTGGGCATCATGGAAAAGCCCTCCGAGGTCACTTCGATCCTGGTCAAGCTGTTCACCCCCGAGGAGCCACAGATGTCCCCTGAGGAACAGATGATGGCGCAGGGACAAGGCCCCCAAATGGGGGGAATGGGACCTGAGGGCGGTATGGTTGGCGAGGGTGGTCCCCCGCCTGCGGTTCAGACCATCCTCTCTCAGATGGAGGGTCAGGGCGGTGCCGGTGGAGTCATGAGCGTGGGGCAGATGAGATGAGCGCCTTTTTTACTTTCGACGGTTCGGCCGGGACGTTCCTCTCGACGCCCGATACTCCGGATCTGACACCGGTCGTGCAGGACATGGAGGTCGATGTCGATATCCCGGCGGTGATCGCTACCGAGATATTCAACAAGTACGAAACCAACCAGCGGTCCTACGGGATGCTCTGGACCGCTACGGCTCCCGGTGGCCGCTGGTCTACGGACGGTTCGACCAACGACAAGTCGAGGATCGGGTCTGCGGTGATGGCGACCGGGCGGCATGTGGTGCGAGTAGTGCTCGACATCCCTGGCGGCGGGTTGGCCTACTTCTTCGATGGTGCCCCGGCGGGTACTTCGGCAGTTACCGACACGGTGTTTACTTCGACTGCTGCCCTCCAGGTCGGTGCCCGTTACTTAGGTGGCGGCGGTCCGCTCACCGGCGACGTGTATCGGGCGGTGCTCCGCAACGGCGACGGTGGCCCCATCATTGCCGACATGAATCCGACAGCCGCCAACTTCCCGGATGGTCCGGTTTCCAACGGTTCCACCTGGGTGTCGTCCGATGGGCGTACCTGGACGGTGAACGGCAACGGCATCTCGTACACGGACACCAGCGGTCCGAACAAACCGGACCTGTTCATCTTGCGGGAAGGTCGGAAACAAACCCAGAATCAAGACCTCGAAATCATGCGACCACGGATATAGGAGATAGCTATGGCCAAAGTAACTGTGCCACGACAGACGGCCACGATCGTCTCGGCGGGTACCGCTAATGACCTCATCTTGGCGAACGGTGCAGGTGGGGACCTAGCCCTCAACACTACCGACCCGTCGAGTGCGGGTGCGGCGATCACTTTAGGACGGTTCGATTCGGTGGTGATGTCCGCCGGAGGGGCATGGGCCGCAGCACAGTGGGTCGCATGGTCCGAGGTCGGAACCGTCGTTGTCGTAACGGAACCGTAGGAGCGATATGCCACTCACCAAGAAGGACGAAAAGGAAACGGCCGACGCTAATCGAGTGATGCAACTCCATGCAGCCGGTCTCATCACATTCGATGAAGCCCGAGAGATGCTCGGTCTTCCCCCGATGCCACCGATCAAATGGGAGTCGATCAACCAGACCACCGGAAACTAGGAGAGTCTCATGAGTGACAAGGAAACTTACTTCGGGCAGTACGTTGCCCAGGGCGAGAAGGATGGAGCCACCAAGGAAGCCGTGACTCGTCCCACCGCCCCCGACGACCGTACCAAGGCCATCAAGCCTGCCCCGGAGGTCAAGTAGACATGCCCGATCCTGTTGAGGTCCGTGCCGCCCGGCTCGGCCTGAAAACCACACCCAAAGTCAAGGCCAAAAAGAAGGCGACCCACGTCATAGAGACCCAGCCCGGCCTCCAGGTCACCAAGACCAAGACCAAGAAATCTACGAAGAAGGTGAAGAAATGACATTCCCTATTGCCGGAGTAGTCACCGTTCCGTTCTGTGGATCGTGTGGTCGGGAAATCCTCGGTCCCTTCGCACATGAGGACCTTGCTGCGGACCTGATCTGTGACGGCTGCGGGGCCGACCTGTTGGCATACGGGTGGACCGCCGGGTTACTCCCGCCGACCGCTGTATCTATCGCCACCGATCTCCCCGGAGTCGGTGACTTTCAGGTCACGTTTACCGAGAACGCTGGTGCCGACACCAATACCGTTCAATATCGAATCGACCGTGGGGCCTGGGTCACCGATGCTTTGGCCACTTCGGTTCACGACGTGCTCGGCCCGTTTGCGGCATCGTCGTTCGTCGAGGTTCAGGTCAAGTCGATCGAGAGCGGCGTGTCTGGTCCTTGGACCACCATCGTTTCCGCTACGTTCGCTGCTCTCGCTATCGGTGCTACCGCCGGGATCCCCGGTGCGTGGACGCCGAGCGGCGACCGTCCCGCTGCGGACCTTGCTGCGATGACCAGCCAGGGTGTCGTCGCCGATCCGCTCACCCTGTGGACCGTGGGTCAGAGCGTCGTGACGCTCGATGCTAACGATGCCCATTGGGATAGCTCAGATTGGGTACTCGGCACCGCACCCGCATAAGGAGGCGTCATGCCGTTCAAGAGTGCGGCACAGCGGAAGTGGATGTTCGCCAACCATCCCGAGATGGCGAAGCGATGGGCGGCTGAGGGCAAGAGGAAGCGGAG